GAGATTCAAACAATGTATTGTTTGTTTTGTAATTAACCAAATACGGTTCCATTTGGAACATGGAGTAATAGTCACGATTTCCGAACTTTGCATATGACAATTAATATAGATAACGAAGATTATTTCAGGAAGATATCAAATTAATATTATTAGTCTCTAAAAGCTTATGGGTCAAATGCTGATGGGAGCTGGTTCTTTCCTTTGGGGATAATGTGATATAGAAGTTCATTATAACAATATTCATAGCTTTTGTCGCTGTGATAATAATAACCAATAACCAATATTGATATGAGAAGTATAACAACATTTGATTTACAGTATGCACATAGATTTTATGGTTTTCGAGGAGAAGCCCAGTATCTTCATGGACATACCGGTGTTCTGACTATTGAAGTGGAGGACACGATTAATACAGGAGTAAATATGGTATACCCTTGTAACGAAATCCAGAAAATCGCATGGAATGTGCTGAAAAACTTTGACCATGCTTTAATCCTCAGGGAGGACGATCCGCTTTTACCTGCAATTCTTGGGGTATATGAAAAACAAGATATAAAGAATGGAAATCCTCAAAACACAATGAAGGGTGAGGCTTTCAAGACCGAGTTGGCCACGGCATACCCTAATGCGCGTCTTGTGGTGACAAAAGAGACCATGACTGTGGAGGGCATGATAAAGATCGTATACGATCTTCTTAAAGACAAACTGAATATAGCGAAAATTACGTTCACAAGCGGAGTAAATGCAGCGTCTGCTGAATTTGTTACAAAAAATAAGATTCAGCGTTGTCCTCTTTGTGGTGTTACACTGAATGAGGAAGGTATATGTCCTAAATGCGGATACAGGAAATAAATCATATCCGGTAACACAGTCCAATGATGTTGGACTGTGTTGCTTGTTTTTCTTGCCATATCCATGAACATAAAATAAAGATAGGTGAGATTATAAAATAGAGCAGGGTGTTATATGGTAATAGATAATGGATGTCAGAAGATTTTATAGTTGTTAATATTTTGTCATCTCCAAATTGAGGACTTTAATAAATCTCTTGTAATCTACGATATTATGCAGCCAAATTTTATTTTTTCATGAAAGAAAGAATCATTTCGTTTTCATGGCAACATTTATTGCTCATTGTGTCATTGTTCATAATGGCATGTGGAGTAGCCCTCTGCGTACGGTCAAATTTAGGCAGTAGTGTGATTGCCACCATCCCGTTTGTTATGACACTCGCAGGAGAAGCTGGCATGGCTCCCCAATTTACGATTGGAGAATATACTTACATGATGAACATCCTTTTTATCGGACTTCAGATTCTCATCCTCCGCCGAGGTTTCCCACGGATGCAACTTTTCCAATTCATTATTGGTTTTGTTTTTGGTTTCCTATTAGATGTTAATATGTGCCTTACATCAATCATAGTATGTAATACCATATTATGGAAAGTGGTGATACAATTAATGGGGTGCGTGCTACTTGCCTTAGGCATTTCTTTAGAGATACGATGCGGCTCAGTCACTATGCCAGGTGAGGGTATTGTAGTAGCAGTTGGCAAAGCTACCGACATTCCATTTGCCAAAGCTAAAATCATGGTTGATATCACTCTGGTTGTTATAGCAGTAGCTTGGGGATATTTCTACTTTGGTACATGGCAATGGCAGGTAGTGGGTGTAGGTACTCTTATATCCATGATTATTGTAGGATTTTTGGTAAAATTATTCGATAATCATATGGAATGGTTTAGTCAATTACTCTACTATCGTCCCGGATTCCGCCGATATATTTATGGTCTGGCCCGATATATTTACGAGAAGATTCGGTAATAAAATGAAAAACTAAAGAAGAGGAGGTTTTTAGACGAGAAACATTTTCGCTTTTATCGGTTTGTTCTATTTGCAAAGGAGGTGTTTTATGAGTAAAAGGCGTTTTATTTAAATATTTATCAAGCTTTATTTATCTTGGTTGTAAGTTGGTTATATACCTTTTCGACTTACCATATATCTTTTGAAATTCTTTTGTGTTTTTATGACATTTTAATAATAAATTATGTAAATACAACCTTCTAATTATAACATCGGTAGATTAGTGTATAACGAGATATTTATAGATAATGTACAAATGCCAAATCTTATACACATTTATGGAGAAGGAAATTTTATATATTCTGAATATTTAATCTCCACGTGCGGGTTGTCGCTTGATATGGTTTGTCGTATTGCTTTAATCCGTTTCCAAAGCCACCAGCCTTTGTATTCCACCCACACAGCCTGATGGATAGTCACTGGAACTTTTATATCTCCTCTGAGATGTCTGTCCTCAATCAAACCAGTCAGTTGTATATGTGGCGTTACCATTTCCACTTTTTGTCTGACCCGGAAAATGGAATCACGGATAATGAGTGTATCCCGGATACTGGCATCAACCGGTACCCTTACCTCTATTTTATGCCGTGCGGCTGCTTCGAGTTTCTTGATTTTGATTCCAAACCTCCTGATGGTTTCAGCGTCTTCGGCCCGGTACTCTTTGTATTCATCCACAGTAAGTCGCAATACTTTTGTTTCAAGGGCCATCGTTGCAGAATCGATCTGCATCCTTTTCATACAGGAAAGCAGCGCAGTATTGTTCATTTGGAAACGGTCGCGTTCCTCAGTGAGATATACCGCATGTCTGTGTTGCAGCCAGACAATCCCTCCGAGGAGAAGAAGGGCTGTTGATAATATTCCATTTAATTTATTCATAAGATATGGATTCTTCGGGGATGAACCACAGGAATTCATCCATATAAGTTTCTTCCAACAGTACAAGACCGCCATAATTCGTCTCTCTGTTTTGTGAGAGGTCCTCTACGACCATACCACGGCGACCAATCAGCTCGTCCAATCTCATTTGCGAGAGTTCGGGCGAGAAGATGATGGTGACATATGCATTCTTTATCATAACAGGTCTTTCCTAAATGTTTCTATTTGTGCGGTCCCTGGCATTTGAGCAGTTCACGGATATCCGCGCGAATTTCATGCAGATCATTTTGTAAAGTATTGAGCTGCATCATGGTGGCCTCAAAAACAGACTTGTCCAGTTTCATGGCGTTAATACGGTCATACTGGTTTTTGATTTCGGTCTCCATACCGGCACATTTCGTTTCCAACCTGGCAATCTGCGCCGTGTTGTTGATATGTTGTATGTACAGCGTCAGTGAAAACGATAGTACCACTACAATAACCTTGAAGTACTTTATTACAAATTCCTTGAATTGTTCCATATAATTATTCCATTAAAAGAGTGTATGCGTCCTTGATAGCCCTGAGCAGGAGTTCTGCCGCCGTGCTATCCCAAAATCCATAGACAATCAATGCGACCATGATTGCCAGATAAGTCCACCAGGCTATCTCCTGTTTGTCAATCTTATGCTTCCCTCTGGTCATCTTCTGTCGTTTTTTGGGGTACAATTACATTAAAAATCACATTGCCGTCATTACCCTCTATGCGCAAGCGGCTCTCTTCCTTGTGCCTGATGGGGAAAATTTCCATCAGCGCCTTGGCGGCATTGACCGACACGGCCCTAAGTGCCGCAGGAGAGAGGGGGACTCCGAAACGGTCCGTATAGTCCGAAGTGGCCGCCTCGTCCATGACGGCTTTGAGGGTTTCGGTCACTTGCAGTTTCACGGCCATTGTTTCCATTTCAAAGCGTTCCGAAGACAGCAATGTCCTGATGTGTGCCAATACATGGGGCTTGTTCATCAGGTAGTTGGCGGAAGCATTAGGATTCTTTACCGCATTCTCCCCAAACACTTCCACGAAACATTTCTTCGGTCGTCCCGCATATTCCAGGCCGCCATTCACATAGAGGTTGCAAAATTGCAGTTCCTGTTCTGTAAGTGGCTTTCCTTCCGGTTTATCTGGCATGTCCATTATCTTGTCTGATTTCATTTCCTTCTTTTTCTGAAAGAGTAGCGGGTTTCCAGTGATGAGGTTTTACAAAATCCGCTTTCTCATTAATTAATTGTTCCATCAGTGCTTCATAAAACACTTGTGCCAGCGCGTCGGCACACGCCTCGGCATCCGCCAGTGAATTTATAATCCGCAAATTGAACTTAATTTCAAGGTCATAGCCCGATATAAACGCCATAAGCTCATTGCCGTCATAACCTAATGCCCCATATGTCATACGGTCTGCAGTATGAAACGTGATGGTTTCCGGAATCGGGCCCTGCTGAATGTCTTTCGCATCTTTTTTATTGATATCCGTCATCATATTTTAAAGTGTTTACGGGTTTTCTCTTTTGTCTGTATTGTGATTGCTCCCCTTTCCACATGACGTAACCGGGAGGTATAGATACCAAGTATGTCAAGTGTGGCCGTTACATCGGCAGCCGCATCATGTGCATCATTCAATTCCACTCCCAATCGGGAGGCGATCAGCTCCAATTTGTAAGAAGTCACTTCCGGATCGGCTGCAAATGCCAGCCTCCCTACTGTAAGCGTATCGATATAGTGGGGCTGGAAATTACCGTAATAGTCCTTCGTTCCGGCAAAAGTTTTTTCAAACTCGGCAACCAGCCCGGCATAGTTCATCAATTGTTGTAAGAAACCGATATCAAAAGTGACATTCTGTCCGATCAGTATAGGTTTACACTGGTTGCCTTTCGACAAGGCGCTACGTTTGGCGAAGGCGATGATTTCTCCGGCCACCGTCTTCATATCCACCCCTTGTGTACGTAACATTTCCATTGTGATGGCGGAATAGTCCAATGCTGTCTGCTCATATTTCATGGGGACAACCCCGGCTTCCTTCACCTGTTCGTGGCGGGTTCGTAACACTTTGCGACGGGGCAGTCCGGCATCCGCCTTGCCATAGGGGGCGATATATGCCTGGCAATGGTCGAACACCTGCCAGGTGTCGAAACGGACGGCTTGCAGGGCGATCTGGGTACAGGCGCATTCACGGCAGTCCAGACCGCCGGTTTCAAAATCCATCCCGATTCCCACATATACTTTCTGTTCTGTTTTGGGTGTCATGTCTTAGGATTGAATGAATAACATTGAGTTCTTATAGGTTTGGAGTGTATTGCATCCGTTATAATCACTGTAACGGACGACAGCCGTGAGAATGACCACCCGGCCCTTGAGAGTCTGTATTTCGGCGCGGTGTTCCATGTAGTAGTCGTTCCAGCAGACACATTCGGTAATGCGGTTGTTCTGTGAGAGTGTGAGCTTGGCGAAACGTTTCCGGCTTCCCGTTTCCCTGTCCTTATAAGTATGCTCCGTGACCTCCACGACCGTGGCGCAGACCGTTACCTTCCGGCCGTCGTTTTCATCCAGCGCCATCTCGTCCAGTGTCAGGTAAGAGGCTTTTCCCCTGACCTGTTTACGGGCTTCCGAGTTGTCGAAGATGCGTCGGTAATCAATACTGCCGATGCCCGATACGGCAATCTGCTGTTGCGACCAGAAGAAATGCCTCTCACGCATATCCGGGGGGAAGTCTTTTTCGGAAAGAGAAAATCCCAGTTCCCTGGCGGCACGTTCGAGCAGGGCGCATCGTTCGGTAACCGCCCCGACATTTTCCACGCGGTCAAAACATCCGGCAAGGACCATGTGCTTGACATGACGGGCATTTACGGGCACTTTCACCGCCTCCTCCGGGTTGTCCGGGTCATCCCAATAGCTGTACTTTTTGAGCTTGTAACGGAAAATGCGGTGTATGAAGTTCTCAATGCCGGTATACGCCCCGCTTCGGTCACGTTCCGTAACGATGTGTTCCACCGTCTTGACACCCATCTGTTTGATACGGGTAAGCGACCAGAATATTTCATCGGTAGCGTAGTCGGTGAAGAACTCCGTTCCCGAGCGGTTGATGTCCGGCGGCACGATCTTGGCTGACGAGCAACGTTCCATCTCCGCCATCAGCGGGGGAATTTCCTTGTCATCCGCCCATTGCAATGCTACGGTATAGAATGCCGACGGGTAATTGGCCTTGAGCCAAGCCCCGCAGTAGGCAGTCAGGGCATAGGCTGCGGCATGGGAACGGTTGAACGAATATTTTCCGGCCACCTCTATCTTGTGCCAGATTTCTTCCGCTTCATAGTCCGGGCAGCCATTGCGGACAGCCCCCGTAATGAAATCGACCTTGAGCGTAGCCATCAGATCCGCCTTCTTCTTGCCGATGGCTTTTCTCAACAGGTCGGTTTTGCCGAGGTCGAAGCCGCCGAGCGTGTGGGCTATGGACATGAACTGCTCCTGATAGCACATTATTCCGAACGTGTTCTTCGTCGCCTCGTAACAGCCGTAGTCATAGACCGGCGCCACTTCTCCCCGCCGGAAACGGATATAATCCTCCGTGGCCCCGATGTCGAGCGTGGCGGGACGGTACAGGGCGTTGATGGCAATCAGGTCCTCTATGCACTTTGGCCGCACATCCTGAATGAAGCGGGTGATGCCGGGTGAAGAGAACTGGAAAACATTCTGTGTGTTGCCTTCAGCGAGCAGCCGGTACGTCTTGCCATCTTCCAGCATCTCCTGTGTGATACGTCCTATGGACAGTTCCTGTCCGAAATGACTGTTGGCCAATGCGATGACGGCGCTGAGCTTGGCGAGCTCCTTTGTCGCCAGCACATCCTCCTTCAGCAGCCCGATCTCATCGACCGAGTAGCCGTCGAATTCCGACACCAATGCACCGTCCATCTTTCGGACAGGCAGGTAATCGAAACACTCGGCCGGTCTGCCGTCCCGGGCATCAGGTGTCACTATAATTGCGGAAGCATGTATGGATGCGGCCTTGGGCTGTCCGAGCAACCCGCGCACATCTTCAATGACTTCCGGATAGGTCTGGATAAACTCACGTAGTTTCCTGTTTGTCGTCGCCTGTATGAACAGCCCCGTCCAGTCCGTACCGTCATCTATCATGGCTGTGATATAGTTCACGATGGCATGCGGCACGCGGTGCACACGCGCCACATCCTTCAATGCTGCCTTGAGCTTCATGGTCGTAAAGGTTCCAGCCGAGAACACACGCTGGCGGCCATTCACATTGTAACGTTCTTCCAGATAGTCCTTGATCTCCTGCCGCCGGTCGGAAGCGTAATCGACATCGATATCGGGCAAGGACGCGTGTCCGCCTTCCGTCAGCCCTCTGTCAACGAACGAATCCATGACAGTCAAAGGGGTATCCGCTTTCCTGATTTTAATGTGAGTCACTTTCATCTTATATACTTCTTATATCGAACAATGGCGCTTACCGTCTGGCGGCTGACGCCGTACTGTTTTGCCAGGGTATTCTGTGAGGCTTTGCCGGAGAAATACTTCACCCGTATCTCTTCCGCCTGTGCGTTCGTCAGTTTGGCGTTCACACTTTTCTCTCCATAATCCTGTTTGAACCCGCCCGCAATGGCGTGTTCCATATTCCGTTGGTGCGTACACATTTCCAGATTGTTCGCGGTGTTGTTGTATCGGTCACCGTCAATATGGTTCACTTCCAACTTTGGATTCCATTCCGGAAGGAAGTGTTGTGCCACGAGACGGTGTACGGAGAATTTTGTCCCGACGCCCTCCTTATAAAGCCGCACACAGTCGTAATATGAGGTGGTCCCGCACCAATGGCTCATGATCCGTTCAGGCTGTGTCCGGGTGATACCGCCATGCGATACCTGCCGTTCCAGGCTCTTGATGCGCCCCTTGTTGCTGATTCTATACTTCCCTTCATAATTTTTGATATCCACCCAGATTTCCCGGGTGTCAGTCATTGGCTATTCTGTTATATGCTGTTTGAAAAATATCCCGGTCTATCTCCACGCCTATGAAGCGCCGTCCCATGTTCCTGCAGGCGACAGCAGTACTGCCGCTGCCCATCGCAAAATCAAGGACGAGGTCCTCCTCGTCGGTATAGGTGCGTATCAGATATTCCAGCAAGGCAACCGGTTTCTGTGTCGCGTGCAGGCAGGACTTCTGCTTGTCCGTCTTGAATCTCAATACACTGCGCGGATAGCGTTCCGTGGAGATGTAGTCCCGGTAATTGTCATGCTTCCGACATATCTCCCCGCTGTCACACTTGCGCCGGTGGTCGGCCATTACGATCTTGCACCGGTGCCCGTCCGTTTTGACGGGGTTGTATTTGGGCAGCCTGTCATAGAACACGAGAATGTCCTCGTGTGCTTTCATCGGCATACGCCCGGCATTGAGAAAACCTGTCGCCTGTGTCTTCTCCCAGATCCATTCATAACGCAGCTTTTCAAGATTGGAACAGCCCAATATGCTAGTAAAAGGATGCTGGCAGAACAGCAGTATGGGAGTTCCGGGGGCGGAAACGCCTTGTATGGCATTCCACATCCCCCGAATATCTATCACGGCATCCCAGCGGCAGTGTGTCGTACCATATGGCGGGTCTGACAATACCATGTCGGC